CAACAGGATCTACGTCTGTTTTATGTTACTACCACGTAGGACCAGCACAACAACTCGGAGGTTTTGGTTGGGGTACAGGTCTATACGGTGGAACAGCTTTAGGAGCAGCTACAACTACATTGTCAACTGCTATAACAGATTTAGTAACAACAGATATTGTGTTAGCAAACACTGCAGCTTTTCCATCATCAGGAGAAATTAGAATTGGTACAGAAGATATAAGTTTTACAAGTAACAATACCTCTACAAATACTTTAAGCGGAGGAGCAAGAGGAGTTAACGGAACAACAAAAGCAACACATAGTGGTGGAGCAAGTGTTTTAAACATATCAGATTATGTTGCATGGGGTGACCCGTCTAACGCTGACTTTACAATTGATCCTGGAATGTGGGTATTAGATAACTATGGAACAAAATTAATTGCACTTATTTATAATGGTCAATGTTTTGAATGGGATGCTTCTGCTGGAAATGCTACATCTACTAGAGCAACACTATTAGCTAATGCACCAACAGCGTCACGTCATGTATTGGTATCTACACCGGATAGACACTTAGTATTTTTTGGTACAGAAACTACAGTAGGTAATACTGCTACTCAAGACGACATGTTTATAAGATTTTCATCTCAAGAAAGTATTGATGAAACAGATTCTTACACAGTCAAAGCAAACAATACTGCAGGCACACAAAGACTTGCAGATGGTTCTAAAATTATGGGAGCTATTAAAGGTAGAGATGCAATTTATGTATGGACCGACACAGCATTATTTCTTATGAAGTTTGTAGGCCAACCATTTACATTCTCATTTGAACAAGTAGGAACTAACTGTGGATTGTTTGGTAAGAATGCATGTATAGAAGTTGATGGTTCTGCTTATTGGATGTCCGAGAATGGATTTTTTACTTACGATGGTCAATTAAAATCTATGCCATGTCTTGTTGAAGATCATGTTTACGATGATATTAATGCTGTATCTAGAGACCTTATTAATGCAGGTTTAAATAATTTGTTTGGTGAAATAACTTGGTTCTATTGTACATCTGCATCGGATTCTGTTAACAGAATGGTTACTTATAATTACTTAGACTCTAGTGCTAAACGCCCTATATGGACGACAGGTACTTTACCTCGAACAGCTTGGAAAGACTCGGCAGTATTTGATAAACCTCATGCAACCTTTTATGATTCAACAGATAATGCAGCTAGCGATTGCACTGGAAATACTGATGGTATTACTATATACTATGAACACGAAACAGGGACCGATCAGATTAATGCTGGTGGTGTAACAACTGCTATTATAGGCACAATTACTTCTGGTGATTTTGACATTACACAGAAACGAGCTTCTACTGGAGCTGTTGTGGGGATGCCAGATATTAGAGGTGATGGTGAATTCATTATGAGAATACAAAGATTTATACCAGATTTTATTTCACAGACAGGTAATACTAGAGTTAGTTTTGTAACAAGAAACTATCCTAATAGTTCTGCAACTACTACAAACTTTGACGTAAGTTCTACTACAACTAAAAAAGACACACGACTTAGAGCCAGATCTATTGCTATTAAAGTTGCTAATACTACAACTAATGAAGATTGGAAACTCGGTACATTTAGACTAGACATTGCACCGGGAGGTAGAAGATAATGGTAGCTTTTTATAATCCTGGAGATCAAGAACTTTACAAACAATTTCAATATCTTCCTCAAGAACAATTTAGATTAGGTCTTAACTTACCAAAAAATACAGAAGCAGAAGCTGTTAATACTACATTTGGTATACCGGCAACTAACGCTTTTACTGGAAGTGGGAACAAAAATTATTTTACTGGTTCTACTGATCAATTAATAAATAATTTTAACGCTGCTAATCAACAAGGTTATTTTAATAGTTTACCTACACCTAATGTAGACTCTTTAGATCAATCTATGAGAGATAAAACTTTTATGGGTATGAGAAGTTATAATGAAAATCAAGATGTAAATCCTGTAGACGCTGGAGAATATTTAGCAGCTAATCAAGATATACCTACAAGATTTGATCCAACAATAGCCGGAAAAGTACAAGAAACTTTAGATAAAAGTAAAGATTTAATTGGAAAAGGTATTGCCGCTTTTGGAGGTTTTGGACCAGTTTCTTTTATTGCTAGCAAGTTAGATAGATTTAATACTTTACCAGCAATGGATAGAGAATATATAAATCAAAGTAAATATTATACAGGCCCAACTGTATTTGGAGAAAACAATTCAGGCCTTGGTAAAGATCCTTTTGGTATTAATGTAAGATCAATGTTTGGAAATTACGGTGCATACGTAGATAAAACAGCAGACGAATTAGAAGAAAAAAATAAAATAAAAGCTTTAACAGGATTACAATTAAAAAGATTAAATTTTTACAGAGCAGAAAAAGAAAAAAGAGCTAGAGATTTAAAAATAGCACAATCAGAAGCAGCAGCTATGAATGATAAAGCACAAAATCAAAATTTTCAACAAGCAGTTGCACAAGGGAGAGAGTTTTATGATCAATTTGGTAAAGGTGGTGAAGGGGCAAGTCAAACAAGAGAACAAGCCGGACCAGGATTTAGTGGTTCAGGTACCGCAGCCGAAATGGGTTCTTTTAGATATGGAGGACTAGCAAGTATTTTATAATGGCAAAGATAGTAGAATCATTAACTAGAGCAGAACCAGAATACAGTCAAAGAAATATACAATCTTTGGTCAGGGATCTTGACTCAGTAATTACAAAATTAAATAGTACGTTTCAAGACGAAGTAAAACAGGAGATAGAAGCTAAGAGTTTCTTTCTAGAATAATGGCAGTAGTAAACCAATATAAATTTTACGGTAAAACAACGACAGCTGCAGAGACTGTAAACATGTTATCACCAGCTGTTAACGAAACTTATATTGTTAAATCATTAAGAGTTACAAACAAATCAGGTTCTAATACACCCACTGTAACTATTAAAAATAATGCATTTGAGATAGTAAATACACAAACACTAGTAGCTGCTACAAGTGTAGAAATATTAACTTTACCTTTAATTGTAGAAGGTGGGACTGTATTATCTTACACCACAGCTGGCACCGTATCAGATGGTGTAGTATTTGGTATTAGTTATCTTAATATATTAAAGGAGAAAATAGACTAATGGAAATAAAACAAGCAAAAGTAGAGACTACTTATAGACATAAAAAAACTGGTGAGGTTTTTAAGGAAAGAAAAGACTGGGAAAGCAAAGGTTTTAAGAACGAAGACATGGCACAAGACGTAAAAGTTATAATGCCTCCTCTTGATTTGTTCTCAAAAACCAAGTAAACATAGGAATTAAGGTAAAATTATGGCAATATCTAGAATGCAAGAACCCAGACAACTCTATGGATTAGGAAGCTTAGTTAAAAAAGCTGTTCGTGGTGTTAAAAAAATTGTTAAAAGTCCAATAGGTAAAGCTGCTTTAATAGGCGGTCTTGGTTATGGACTAGGTGGTGCAAAATTTTTAGGTGGTTCTGGTATTTTTTCTGGAGGCCAAGGTATGAGTCGTTTTGGAAATCTTTTAAATTTAGTTAAAGCTAAAGGAACAGCTTCTGGTAAGCCAGGATTATTTAGTAGTTTATTTTATAACCCTAAAGGTGAATTTAGTTTAGGTAGAACAGCATTAACAGGTCTGGCCGGCACAGCTTTAGCAGCTCCATTCTTAATGGGTGATGACGAAGAAGAAGAATTTGAAGATGTCATAGATGTAGGCGGTATTAGACAAAGTGCCCAAGATTATTATAGAGGTCTTGGTGGAGAAAATTTAGCATTTATGCCACAAAAACAATTTGTACAACCTAACTTTTATGCAGCAGCTGGTGGTAGAGCTATGTTAAGTATAGGTGGTGAACCAGGTAATGCACAAGCAGAACAAATGTTAATGGCAGAATTTGTTAAATACAAAAACAAAGGTGGCACATTATCTTTTGAGCAATTTGTAAAAGCAGTAATGCAACAGCAACAAGCACCTGAAGGTGCAGGCATGGAACAACCAGAACCTGTTATGATGGCAGCTAATGGAGGACCTGTACCAGATTCAACAGTTGCAGGATACACTACACCAGCAGGTTATAATAAATTTGATTACAGATCAGGCGGAGTGCCTGTAAGAGTAGGAGCACAAGAAGGTGGAATTATGGAAACAGAAGCTTCTGAAATGATTGACATGGGTGGTATGGAAAAAGATTTTAGAAACGAAGGTGGTTTTGTAGCAATGGGTGGCAAAGAAAGAGCTGACGATGTACCTGCTAGACTATCAAAAAATGAGTTTGTATTTACAGCAGATGCTGTTAGAAATGCAGGAGGCGGCGATATAGATAAAGGCGCTGAAGTTATGGAGAATTTAATGAATAACTTAGAACAAGGTGGCGAAGTTTCTGAGGATTCACAAGGATTAGAAGGTGCGCAAGCAATGTATGATCAACAACAAATGTTACAATCGAGGGTAATATAATGGCAATAGCAGATTTTTTAGAACCAGCAGTAAAAGATTACGCAACACAAGCAACGGCTACTTATTCTGCACCTATAAATACTTCAACATTTATGGGGACTGGTACAGGACAAAACCCTTTTGTAGCACAAGAAGACCAATTACAAACACAAGCAATTAATCTTGCTCAACAAGGTGTAGGATCTTACCAACCATTTTTAGATGCAGCTAAATCTGCTCAAGCAGATGCAACTAAAACAATTGGTGGACTTGGTGCATTAACAGGAGCAGATGCTTACAAAGATTTTATGTCTCCGTATCAACAACAAGTTATTGATACATCAATGAAAGCTTTTCAAGATTCAAGAACAGGTAATAGACAAGCCATTCAAGATGCAGCTGTAGGTTCAGGTAATTTTGGTGGTGGTAGAGAAGGAGCAATGTTAGGACAATACGATGCTGATACAACAGCAGGCGAAGCAGCATTACGAGCACAATTAGACGCACAAAATTTTGCACAAGCAAATCAATTAGCTCAACAAAACTTTATGAACCAAGGTGCAATAGCTGGACTACAATCAGGTTTAGCTAATCAACAATTTGGTTTATCTAATTTTCAAAGAGGATCTATGGGTCAAGATGTTTCTGCATTAGGATCTCTTGGTGCATTACGACAAGGTATGGATCAAGCTAATCTATCAGCTAATCAACAAGCTTTACAAACTGCAGCTTACGAACCTTACGGAAGACTTTCACAATACGGTAACACATTAACTGGTTTAGCAGGTGGTGTAGCAGGACAACAGTATGCACAACCAGCACCTGCAAGTCCTTTCTCAACTGCCTTATCTACAGCGTTAGGTGTTGGTGGGTTGTACGGAAAAATATTTGGGTAATTAATTATGAGACCATTAAATAGACCAATGTTTAGATACGGCGGCCCTATTAAAGAGGGTGTTATGTCAGGCATCAGGGAACCTAAAAAAGATGGTGGCCCTGCAGGCATGGGATTAGTAGGTGATCAAAGATATCCTAAAACAGATGGTAGAGAACATCACGCTTTCTTTTTAGCAGCTCCAGCAGCATATACAGCAGGTAGAATGGCTCTTATGAGAGCAGCTCCAGTAGCAGCACGATATGCAAAACAAGGATTAGGAGCTATAAGAAATATGTTTGCTAAACCAGTAGGAGTTCAAGGACCAACTGGAACAGTTACTCAAGGTGGATTAAATGTTGCACGTACTAAAGGAAGAATACCAGGTGCAAGTGGCAGCTATTCACCAATAAATATTACAAGAAGTCCATCAACTGTAACAGGATCAGGAGCACCAATGACACAAACAGGTTTAGTACCTACTCGTTTTGGTAGTTATTTAGAAGGAACAGCTTCAGGTCAATTAGCTAAAGGATTATACAAAGGAGCAACATCTGCAAAAGCAGCAGGTATTACACAAAAAGTAGGTAAAGGAGTTTGGAAAGTTGCAAAAGATCCTATAACAATAGCTTCTGCTGCATATTATTTCTATCCAGATGGTACACCAAAAGCAGAAGAAGAACTAGAAATGCAAGGTCCACCACCTCCAGGCGGTTTAAATAAACTATTAAACGATACTGATCAAAAAGGTGCTCCAGGTAGTGGTGCAGAACTAAGTCCAAAAGAAAGACGTGCGAGTCAAGTAGAAAAATACAGGGACATTATGGATATTAAAGGTATGAATAAAGAAGCTGCTTACGACTCATTAATTGCAGCTAGTCAAGCTGTTAACCAAGCAGGTGGGGATTTAAAAGGATCTATTAAAGATGGTAGTTTAATTAATCAAATTATACAATCAACTAGTAAAGCATTTGATAAACCTAAGAAAACTAAAGACGCTATTGATACTCTTATACTTAAAGGTGAGATTGAAAAAGATATTAAAGCTTCTGATCCGAGTGCTAAACTTCTTAACCAGTACAGATTAAAACAAATGGAAAAAATAGATAAAGATTTAAACACAGGTTTTGCAGAAGCTAAAATAGCAGCTTCTAAAAATTTATCTGGTCAAGCAGCAATTGATGCTGCAGCGTCTGTTGCATCAGATAATTACAAAGGAAATATTATTACAAAATCACAATTAACAGATGTAATGGAAGCGGCTAAAGGTTCTGGAGAAATATCAGAGCAAGATATAATTATTTCTGCAACTCAAGAAGTTATAAAAGGTAAAAATTTACCTGACGGTGATTACACTGTAGGTGATGTTTTAGTTACAATTAAGGACAACCAAGTAGTACCCGGATCTATTAAGAGGTAACACATGGCCTCAAATTTTGATTATTCAGCTTATTTTAACACAGCAGATAAGGCTAGCAAGGTAGGTACAATTGAATCTATGCTATCAGGTGTAGCATCTGGTTTAATTGCAATACCAAAAGGTTTCTTTTCTTTAGGTGCAAGTCTAATGGACCTCGGTGTTAACAGTGGTAAAGCTGCTGCAGTAGAACAATGGTTTGATGACCTTACAGAATTTGATGAGAAAGCAGAAGCAACAGCTGCTGGTAAAATTACAGAAGCATTAGTTAACATAGGTATACCTGGTGGACTAGCATTTAAATCCGCTA